TTATATTTTCCAATTGATAACAATGTCCTCAGCTGTCACCTTAACCTTGTTTATAAGCCTTCTAACAAGCACCTTTTGATTTTCGTAGTCCATTGAAAAGACTTTCTCAGCGTTTAGCAGTTTCCTCATATCAGCCTTTCTTTTGTTCTTCCTGAGTGCTGGATCGTTTTCTAGTTCAGTTTCAAGAGTCCCCCTCATGCTTATAAATTCGGCTGACTTGCTCTGTAATTCTTCAAGGGTAATGCGGTCATCTATGTATAGATCGTTAAGTCTGCTCAGTTTCTTTGATAGCTCCTCTATTTGTTTCTTATAGCTCTCACGGTCTATGGTCTCAGCATTGTCTCCTGAAAATATTTTGTCCAGGTAATCAGCGTCATCTTGTAGTTTGCTTATTTCTTTTAGCACAGAGGCCTCTAGCTTGTCTTTGTAGTAAAATCCTGAGTCACACTTTTTATTGTCGTTGTAGGTAGTAACGCCTCTCAGCGTTCGTGGGTGCCTTTGGTGGCATTCATATTTTTTTAACCTGCTCCCATCTTTCCTCTTTACGCCTAACATAATTTTTAAAGGAGCGCCACAATATCCACATTGGGCGATACCGGATAAAATGTACTTAGCTTGGAATGGTCTAGGATTGACATTCTCTGCTGCTGTTCTTTGTCTTATTTTTAGCTCAGATTGAGTCTTATCGTATTCCTCTTTTGAAATAATCGGCTCATGATTACCTGGATAAATTTCTCCCTTATACTGATTGAAACCACAATAGACAGGGTTATCGAGTATGGTTCTGACCGCCCGATAGCTCCAAGGCACATGCTTTGGGTATTTCTCATTTAGATCATCTCTCAACTTAGTAATAGATCTCCCTCTCAGGTAACTCTCAAAGATAAACTTAATGGCCAGAGCCTGAGCTGGATTGATAGTGATAGTTCCTGTATCTCTGTGGTAGTCGTATCCATAGGATGTTTTAGCCCACATCATGGATTTTCCAGCCTTGGCACGTCCTATTTTCCCAAGTTGCATGCGTTCCTTGATTTGCTCCCTTTCTAGCTGAGCAAAGACGCTCAAGAGTCCAATCATAGCCTTACCAAAAGGAGTAGAGGTGTCAAAGTTCTCCTGCAAGCTCAGAAATTCAATCCCATTCTTGATGAATACATCCTCAATCAAGTGAAGCGTGTCTTTTTGACTACGGCTAAGACGGTCCAGCTTATAGACTAGAACTGTGTCAAATTTTCTTTTTTTAGCGTCTTTGATAAGACTTTCTAGCGCTGGTCTGTCAGTATTGGATCCTGAGAAACCTCCATCAGTATATACTTTGTATACATTCCAGTCTTTAATGTCGCAGTAGCTAGAGAGCTTGTCTTTTTGCTCATCTATAGAGTATCCCTCCTCAACCTGGTTTGTCGTCGATACCCTGACATATATAGCTACTTTATTTGTTGTTATCATAGTAGTACCTCTTTCAAAATTTCCTAAAAAATGATAAAATGGGTACAAGAAAAGACATCATGAGAGGTTATCTCCATGAAAATCTTTTCCTGTCACATGCCTCACGCTCAGAGTCGCCAAACTTTGAGAGCGTGGGGCTTTTTTGAGTTGTTTCCAAAATGGAAACAGTTGCTAGATAAAAAGAAAAGTAGCCGTATCAAATACGGCTACCATCACGTTATGGATCTAAAATCCAAACCTAAACTTTATGGAGCTAAACTCCTGATAGCTGTATTGTAATATAATTATTTAAAAACGTCAATTTTTTATTTAATATAAATCTAGTCCAAGAACTTCTTTTATCTTGTCTAGTAGTTTTTTATGGTCGTTTGTATCTAGCTTGTAAGCTGGTCTATAAACTTTATCATATAACTCTTTTCCTGCTGCATCTAGCATTACTTGTCCATCACTATCAGTCTTTTTCTTTGTTTTATAGACGATTTTCCGTTTGTCTATTTCTTGGATTTTTCGGACATAAGCATAGGCTTTGGGCTTGGACGGAGTGTTTTGATATTTACTATTTTCAATCGTGATACCACCACGATATTTCTTTCCTGATTTTTTACCAGTTAAAGGTGCTACTAGGAGCGTTCCATCAACTTTGTCAGGAGTTGTTAAGATGATAGCGTAGTGTTTTCCGTAAAATTCATTCCCACCTTTTTGTGGGAAGTTGATTAGATAAACTTCGCCTTGTTGAAATTTCATATTATTGCTCCGGATAATAAAATAAGGTGTACCTCTTAGAAGTACACCAGACCGTTTTGTCCTTGACGAACAAGGCTTTATAAATAAATATCGTATCCTTGACGAACAAGGCTTTTGACATTATTAGTGTACTTCTTTTTTTAGTTTTTGTCAAGTAGTTGTTTCCATTTTGGAAACAGTTGGTTTTATTCTTTCGATAAGTGTTGTTGAAGAATTAAGGCCACGTTGGCTTTCTCTTCCTCTGTCATAGGAGGTTCGTTTGGATCGTCTACCGAAAACTCGATAGCATGCCATTTATCATTTACTCTAATCCACTCTCTTCGTCTGTGGCATTTGCAATCTAGGTTGTGTTTAATCACTTCCATCGGTCTACTTTCGTTACTCATGTTATTTCTCCCTATACACACTGACAACTTCCCCAATAGTTCGGATGTCGTTGCTTTCGTCTAGGTGTATATCCTCATAATCTGGATTCAAGCTTTCCAGATATCCCTGACGCAGTTTCTTAACATAGTTAGCGCCGTCTACTTGGAAGATGCCGATAGTGTTATAATCAACCTGTTGGGTATTCTTTATAAAAAGATAGTCACCATTCTTTATCTTTGGCTCCATAGAGTTGCCGACGACATAAGCGATAGCGTCGTAGTCGTCTGGGATTTCATCCTCATAGAACGAAACCTCCATATCTAAATCGTCGTCCTGTATCGAACCACTACCAGCAGAGACAACCCCAGTAACACGTCGGTAAGTAGTCTGTCTGTAGTCGTCCAGTCTGATGATGTTCTCCGATACTTCGTTTATCTTCGTTTCTTCTTCGTTCCTCTGCTCTTTCAGTTGCCTCTTTGCATAATTCAGGACTTTGCCCTGTCTAGGTGGTTCTAGTTCGTCGTAGATGGTTTGGATTGGGGAAGTGGTAGGGATAATTTCAATAGATGAAGGTTTGGCTAGGTCAAATAGATATTGAGGAGAAACTTCTAAAGCCTGAGCGTATATTCTAATATCTTTTTCATCTAACTGTCTATTTCCGTTTTCATGGTTAGAAATTGTATTTTGTTTAAAACCTGTCAGCTCGGCAAGTTTTTTTTGAGTTAATTTCTTGGATTTTCTTACTTCTTTAATTGAGCTACCTAGTATATTCATATTAAACAACTCCTTTCATTTCTTATTATATACTAACGCGACCAAAAAATAAATAAAAAAATCTCAAAAAGTGATAAAAAATTATTGACAAATATCTCAAGATGAGATATAATTAAATCAAGCTTAAGGAAATAACAAAAACAAACCGGAGGGAAACACCATGAACACATTAAACGAGAAAGCAATCAACATCTTCAAAGCAGTAGCTAAGGAAACTTTAATCCAAGGTACTTACGAGGAAAACTTCCTCTACAGCCAACTTGAAACATTCTGTACTAACTGCCGTCAATTCGCTTTTGGATGGACAGAGTTAGCAGAGGAGATTGAACGCCAAGAGCGTTACCTTCTCGATTCTGGTTTCACTCAAGATGAAATCGATGATATTCGTTTTGATGCAGCATTTGAAGGAATGCTTGACAAAATGAATGTAGCCTGATTGGTATCACCAAGGTTCGAATCCTTGGCAGGTTGTTGCTCATAGAGCAAAAGAAAAAGAAAGGAGAAGAAAGATGGACGAATTAGAAAGAACAGCCCTCAATGAGATATTGAGGACCGTGACATATATTGCTGAGAAAGTGGACGAACTAGATTCTAAGATTTCTTTGAACGATTCACAAGTTCCTGAGCAATAAAAAAAGTCTTAACCTACTTTACACTAGGTCAAGACTTGCACACTTTGATAAGGTTTCACAGTCGGTGTAAAGCAACTGGTTGAAACTTCGCTGGTCATGCGTCCAGCACTGCAATCAACGTGGTTTGGCTAGTCTTTGAGTGTCGCTCGGTAGTTATCTGTCAGTCCCGCTATAAGCAGAGCTGCAGTCCCTCTTATAGTCAGCGACAGGCTCCGTGCAGTCACACTCGCAGTAAAAACTCGTTGGTACCTAGCCAAACTGAATCACTGAACCACAGTCCCCTTCAAAAATTTTGCCAATTTGCATCAGCTCCTTTCTTGTTAAGGATAATATAAATATATACTGTTTTTGAAGGGATTACATCGGTCTTAAGACCGATTTTTGGAGACGGTCATGGAAGATAAAATTATCGAACTTGCTGATTACTTCATCAGCGAAAACACAACGTACAGAGAAGCTAAAATAGCGTGTGAGAAGCTATTGAAACAAGTCAGCCATGAGATAGAACTCAGGGCACTAGAGAGTGAGACGAAGGTATGACAAAAACAATTGCAATAAATACATCAGAGCATGATGTATTGTTGACGGCAAGAAAAAACCACCCTGCTGTATTCGTCGATGGAATGTTTCTCGACGGAATTGAGCGAGTGGAATTTACCAATCATTTTCTAGAGAGTTGTGAAGTTGTTTTAACGTTTAACGATAGAGTTGAAACCAATCCCTTCCCTCTAAACGATATTACTTTATTAGAAAAGTTATTTGGTCAGAGTTTGAACGGTCAATCTTTACGGGATATTGTCGTGCAAACTCTTGAAGATGCTGATTAGCATCTAAACCATCAAAAAAAGAAACATGAACACTAAAACTTTCTTTTCCGTTTTTCTTGGTTCTATCAAATTCTTTGCCAAGGACGATTAAAGAAGTTTCTAGCTGGTGATCAGTCATAACATTATCTCCTTTCTGACTACATTATAGCAGAAATCACGGAGGGTAACTATTAACACAAGGGGGTGAGTGCGTGCAGGAACTTACAAAAAAACAAAAGTTAAAAAAGCAAGAATTGAAGCCGAAAATAAAGCTTAGAAAAGAGAGAAAGAAGCATGAACTTACGACAGTTTTTATGGCAGATTTAATTGGTTTGAAAAATCGCAGACAATATGAATTAAAAGAAAATGGCAAAGCTCCATTCCATGATTATGAGATATCTATTATTTCTAATTATTTTCACAAATCAGAGAGTGAATTATTTTTTTAAAATAAAATATCTCAATTTGAGATTTAAAAGAAAGGAGAACTTATGACAGATTTTAAAAACTTGAATCTTCAATTAATCTTTCAGAAATGCGACGGATGATTACACTGCAGTCAAAAATGATTTTCTGAGAGATCCAAAGCTTGAGCCGGCAACAATTGGGATATTGATGGTCGTTCTCAGCAATAAAGAGAATTGGCTTGTCTATCCAGAGGAAATAGCTAGACGGTTGAATATTAGCCGCGAAATGGTTTTAAGGCATTTCAAAAAGATTGAAAAAGCTGGATATTTAAGGACTGTCAAAAAAAGCCTCGGCAGAGGGAGAGGAGTTCAGACTTTCAGATTCTTCTCAGATACAAAAATAACTGATTTTCAATTTGAAATTATGTTGCAACGTCTTGATGAAGCGATAGCTATGAAGAAGTCTGAGTTATCCACAATTACTTAATACAAAGTTGCATTTTACAACATTGTATTTTACAACATTGCATTTTACAACGTTGTAAAATAAGGCACTAATAAATATTAACTAACAACAAGTATTAAATAACAATAAATATTAAAAGACAACCAGTCCTACTTCTCTAAATAAAAGAGAGGGTAGAAAAAATAAATACAAAGGAGGTGAGGAAATGAGACCAAGACGATATCCGTATAGTGGGAAAAAAGAGTCCACCTTTGTAAAGGCAGACCCTGAGTTAGTTGAAAAACTTTTAAGAAACACTAGTTTTCTTGAGCGTTTACAAAAAAAAGCCTATCAATTTTCAGATAGACTCAGAAGAATTTAAGCGTCTTAGCTATGAAGCCATTCATGATACTTCTCAAGTAACTCAATAGGAGGAAGGAATAAAAGGAATACTATGAACGAACTCATCAACGTAACCCTGAATGACCATCATGAGCCTGTTGTTTCCGGAAGACAACTTCATGAAGCTCTGGGAGTCAAAACAAAATATGCCGATTGGTTCAATAGAATGATTGAATACGGCTTTACAGAAAATCAAGATTTTTTGCTTCTCAAAAATGAGCAGCAAACAGGACGAGGGGGTCACAGGCAAAGGACAACAGTATTTTATCAATAAGTTCCTTAATCAGGAATACTTGACAGGATAAAAACAAAAGCCCCTCTGGAACGGCAATTCCATTGAGGGACTAAGCAAAATACTTTACGAGGTAATTATATCATGAAAACAGTAAAAAAGGAATGGGAGCCACGGATTGTAAACATCATGGCAGATGGTTCTCAAGTTGATGATTTGACAGGCTATGTCATCCCTGCTGGTCATTCGTACTATGACATTATTTTAGGCATGAACAAGCAATCTAACGAGGAGGGCGTAGCTTAATGAAATTGCTTACCAAGTTAAAACTCAGACTTGAAGTAGTTCTTAAAGCAGTCAACCTTGACTGGCGAGAGGTAGCGGTCGAACTCATGACCGACCTATTTGAGGAGCGCAAGCGTCGCTTTGCTTTCGAGCAAGAAATCTATGACTTGAAGCAACAATTGGCAATCTACAAAGAAAAAGAACAAGGAGAACAATATGTTTAAAGCACTAAAAACAATCAAAAAAATCAAACAACTTCAGAAAGAAATGCACGCTTTCAGCCTTGCGTTTCTAGCTCTACAAGATATGGGCTTGATGCCAGAGACTGAAAGAAGCAAGGCGAAGGCTCAAACAATGCACGATTTAAGCCATATGCTCAAGGACGTCCTGGGCGGCAAGTCGGTAGATGAAGCCATGAAACGTCTAAATAGCGAAGTGAAAATTGAAGATGTGGAGCAGGAAGATGACTAGAATTGAACTTGAAAACCGTGTATGGCTTTTGGCTAATCATGAAGAAAAAAACGAATTGCTGGATCTTGGGCTAACGTCAAAGGCCAGATATGTGAAACGAGTGCTGGAACTTGGAAAGGTGTATGCTCATGTTTGATTACGACAGAGATATAATGCAACCGCCTGAAGAACGAGAAGAACTTGACCCAGCTGATTGGATTTTCAGCGCTGGTCAATGGATCTATGTAGGAGATTGTTAGCCTATGAATAGAGAACACAACGAAAGGTAGAAGGAAATGACGAATAATCAAATTGTAGAAGCAAAAGGCGACTTTTTAACCAACCCACAGCTACTTAATAGCGGTATTATCAGAAAGTATCTTGACCTACAAGGAAAAGCTAGTGATGAGGAGCTTGCCTATTTTATAGCTCAAGCCAAAGCCCAAAACCTCAATCCATTTACAAAAGAAATTTATTTTATCAAGTATGGAACTCAGCCAGCCCAGATAGTCACTGCTAAATCAGCTTTTGAAAAGAAAGCAGATAGTCACCCGCAATTTGATGGCAAAGAGGCAGGCGTAATCTATCTGATGGATGGTGAAATTAAATACTCAAAAGGAGCATTTATTCCTAAAGGTGCTGAAATTCTTGGCGGTTGGGCTAAGGTGTACCGCAAAGACCGTACTTACCCAACGGAAACAGAAGTATCTTTTGAGGAGTACGACAATTCTAAAATACGTGCAAGAGTTAAGGAACTGACACAACAAGGTAAAGATGTTACTTATCCAGTGATGAACTCATACGGTAAGCCAATAGGTGAGAATAACTGGGATACTATGCCTTGTGTCATGATACGAAAAGTAGCTCTAGTGTCAGCTTACCGTGAGGCGTTTCCTGCCGAGCTTGGAGCAAGCTATGAGGCTGACGAAATTCAGCTGGATAACACACCTAAAGACGTCACTCCTCAAGAAAGCCGTGAGGATGTCGTAGCACGCAAGATGGCTCAGATTGAGCAATTCAACAAAGAGCAAGAGGCAAATCATGTAGATCCTGAACCTGCTCAAACTGAGGAGCCAATCCAGGGCGAGTTGCTAGACGGTGAACTTGAATATTAGGAGGACAACATGCAAGAATTACAGGTAAAAGTAACACAAGCACAGGTTGAAATCATTGACCGTGAGAAATTTGAGCAGAATATCAATGAGGTTGTAGCAAAGTATCAAAATTACACGGTTACGGCTGCAACTATCAAGGATGACAAGCAGACACTTGCCGATCTACGAAAATTAGACAAGCAGGTTTCTGATGAACGGATCAGGAATAAGAAAGTCTTATCTGAACCAGCTGATGAATTTGACAAGTATGTCAAGAATGCCATCCAGCCTCTAAAAGACATCATTACCAAAATTGCTGGTGATGTCAAAGAGTTTGAAGAACATCAAAAGGCTGTCCGAATTGACACAGTCAAAGGCTACCTAGCCAACAAATCAGCTGAGTACATGCTGGATCCTCGTCTCTTTGATGAAAAGGCCCTTGAGTATGTCAAAGCTAGCGATTTTATGGCAGATGGCGTGACGCTTAAAAAAGCCACTATGAAGTCACTTGATGACATGGTCACATTTGAATTTCAGAAACAACAAGAATTTGAAAAAGCCAAGTCAGCTATTTCAGGGTTATGTGCTGAGTATGGCATGACTGACTCACCTTACATTAGACAGCTGAAAGACTTGACTCTTGCTGAAGTCTTTGGACAAATCAAAGCTGATTATGAGTTTGAAAAGCAAAAGGAAGAAATCAGACAGGCTCAAGAACGAGCAGAGCGAGAAAGTCAGGAACTTTTAGCAGCCCAACAAACCAAACAGCAAGAACAGGCTCCAAAATCAACGGAAACCCCAAATTTTGACCCAGAAACGGGCAAAATCTTGGACGGTGGACAAATCCTCCAAAATGAGCCTAACGCTCTTAGAGGGGCTGAAAATGACCTAAAACGATATGCCCAAAAAATGACTTTAGAGGTGTATTTTGTAGACACAGCCGAAAAAGACCGTTTCAAGGCTGGTCTAAGTCAACTCGGATTTGATTTTAAAAAGAACTATCAAGTCAGGGGTTATCAACGTATCGAGCCATTAACTCAGGCTGAACTAAATGAACAATGTGGGTGGTAAGTATGACAGAAATTGAAAAAATTTCAGGAGAATTGGCTGAATATGGGGTGCCTGATGAGTTAATAGGAAAAATAGAGGACCTATTAGCGACTCTGTATGGCGAAAAAAAGGAAATTGGAGATAGAAAAATCTTGGATATTTCTCCAGAGTCAATGGGGAGGTAACCATGGACATCAGAAAAATATCTGACAGCGTAGCCATCTACTCGGACGGCAAGAAATTGCATGTTATCCACAACCTAGGGGATGAGTTTATCCTAGATTTTAAGGTGGGAGAGGATAGCGTCTGGAACCTCAATGGCCAAGTCGTAGAAATTATTGACATGATTGAGCCTGTCTTTAAAGTTTTCAGCTTTTGCTCAAAATCTGGAGAGGGTATGCAACGCTTAAAACATGCTATCGTCCACTTTGAAATATTTGAGCAGTACATCAGAGATAATCAGGAAGACCTGATGATCTGGTGGCACAATCCAGGAGGGGAATATGATTAAAACCGTATTTTTTTCATGTGATTATCCACATCATGAGGCGATTGACGACCAAATAAATAGCTGGCTTGCCGAAAATCCAGGCATTAAGTTGATTGACATCAAATTTCAATCAAATGTGTCTGCTGTCGCTGACAGTGGAGTCAGTGCTGAATATTGGCATACATCCGCATTGATTATTTACAAAGTTCCCTCAGAGAACAATATAAGCAGTATTAATTCAAATGGTTTAGGTTTCATAATCAGCTGTGAGAAATGTGGTAGCTTATCAATAATCAAGGGAAAAGATGTAGGTCAAAATGTATGTTATGAATGCAAAGGAGAGAAATAATGAATGATTTTATCAAAGAGATTGGGATGGCTATCCTATGGATGTTTTTAGGGTATCTCTTGGGAGAGCGTAGCACTAGAGGGGGACAAATCAGATGATCAATAACGTCACACTGGTTGGGAGGCTTGTAGCGCCTCCTGATCTACGAAAAACGCCTAATAATGTATCTAGTTTACAGGGCACGCTTGCAGTCAATCGCAATTTCAAAAACGAAAATGGAGAGCGTGAGGCTGATTTTATCAATTTTCAAGCTTGGAGAGGTACAGCTGACATCATTGCTCAGTATTGCAGCAAGGGCTCACTTATTGGCCTCACAGGGCGCTTACAAGTTAGGTCTTACGAGAAAGACGGTCAGCGTCGATATGTGACTGAAGTAATCGCTGAGAGTGTAGCTCTGCTAGAGAGTCGCAACAGTCAGCACGGACAAGGCAACAGTTTCCAAAATGGGAATAGCTCACCTTTTACCGATCTTAACCCCTTTGACCTCCCAAATGACGGTTTGCCGTTTTAGGAGGTATATATGTCAAAAATTAAAATTCTTGACGCTTGCTGTGGCAGTCGTATGTTTTGGTTTGATAAAAACGAAAGTCACACAATTTTTATGGACATTAGGCAAGAAACATTTGAGATACATGACAAAAAGGTCAATGTAGACCCTGATATTATCGGTGATTTTCGTGACATGCCTTTTGAAGACAACACATTTAATCTAGTTGTGTTTGATCCACCACATCTAAAATGGGCTGGACCTAATTCGATAATGAAAGCTCAGTATGGACAGCTGGACAAAGTTACCTGGTCGGAAGATTTGGCCAAGGGTTTTGAAGAATGTCTGAGAGTTCTAAAAGTTGGCGGCACACTAGTCTTTAAATGGTCTGACCGTCAGATAAATGTAAAGAAATTACTAGAGGTGATACCATTCAAGCCCTTATTTGGTCAGCAAAGAGGCACCACACACTGGCTAACGTTTGTAAAGTTTGAGGAGGACAAGAATGGAGTGGACGGATTGGGTGGATTGGAAACCTGAAACCAAAACGGACATTAAAACCAAAATTGAAAATGACGGGTACACTTTTCCACACTATGACAAGAAAAACAACGGCGTCAAGTACGTCATCTCTACACTGGACATCAAACGAGACTGTCTAAGACTTGGAGTACCGTTTGAAGATGTGTACCCTTTGCAAACGACACTTTTTTAACAGGAGAAAGAACATGGCAAGTAAAATCAATGCGACAGAACGTATTGCTATCATCATTGAGAAACAAAAAATAGAGGTCGTTACGACTCTAAACTATGATATGAGCATTAGCTTTGATAACAAAGACACGGCTCCTACACTAGATGACAATGGTGACCTTTTTGAACCGGTCTACAAGTGCAAAGTTAAGGCAATTCCCAAAAATGATGTATTTTTCACCTCATTAACACGGGTCAAGAGCAACATCAAGACGCTACAAGAGGTTAAAAAATTCTTTGAGTTCGTAAACGAAAACAGAGAAAATCTCTTTGAGATGGCAGGATTTAAGGGGGCTCTTGAATGAAATTGACCCTGAACATTGAGCCTAAACCTCAATCACGGCCAAGGTTTGCAAGACGTGGGAGTTTTACCACAACTTACGAAGACAAGGATATGAAAACATGGCGCAATCATTGCCAGCTGCTCATTGCTAATCAGTACATGGGTCAGCCTATCCTTGAGGGAGCTTTGAGGGCACGGCTTAGATTTTATATCAAACCTCCTCAGTACATTTCTAAAGTCAAGAAGAACCAACAGGCCCTCCTGGATGAAATTATACCAGTAGGCAAAAAGCCTGACATTGACAACTACGAAAAAGCCCTATATGACAGTATGTCAGGGATCGTATTCCAAGACGACGGTCAGATAGCTCTGCATGATGTAGGCAAGTTCTACAGCTTAAACCCTCGCATAGAGGTAGAGGTGGAGGTCATGGAATGGAACGCATGAGGCGAGATTATGACTGAGTATTTGAAGAAATGAGGAAATTAAGATGACAAAAACTATCGAACTACCAGACTATTATGAACCCGATTGGGGAAATGCAAGATACGGAACATTAGAAGAACTAAAAGAGCTGTTGCTCTATAAGCGTATCGTGGAATGGGATAAAGATTTTTTACTACTTGAAGATGGGACAAAAGTCACTATTGAAATGTCTGAAAGTGATTGCTGTGCCTCAGCAGGTGGGGAGTTTCAAAATGTTTCACTTGACGCTGTAATCACTAATGTTGAAATTGGAGAACAGGAAGAAATCCCTGACCATTGGGGAGCGGGTTATAAAAACAAAGTAACCATCTTCCACAATCAAAATCCTGTAGCTATCGCTAACTGTGAGGCAGAACATAATGGCTATTATTATAGCGTGGGCTCTCTAGTGATTGGTGATATTCATTTCCCAGTAGTCCATGCTTAGGAGGCTGATATGAGAATTAAGACGGAAAGCGGAGGAGTTGGAAGATGATGGAAGAGTTAAAGCAAAAAGTTAATGAAGTATACAACTGGACGGTAGAAGACGGG